GCTGTTGTGGTCATAATAAGCAAAACGGGTATATCGCTGTTGAAGATGAATTTATTGAACAGATGCAAGCTATGGGTTATGTTGAGGAAACACGCAAAGACTTGTTTTACCCCAAGTCGGTTCCAATAAAATTTAAACACTTTCAATAAAACTAATAAGATGAAAAACTATAAAACTTTTATATGTGCAAAATGTGGTGAAGAACTACCAAATGAAAAGGTATACAATTATAAAAAATACCTTCCATCTCGTAAAATAACAGAGGGAGAAGTATGTAATGATTGTATTTGTTGGCTTACAAATCCAGAATGATTAAAAATAAAAATATCTTAATCAATAAAACTAATAAGATGAAAACAGAAAAAGAAATTCACAGCTTTTGTTATGGGTGGTTAAGCAAGGCATTTGAAACAGGATTAACACAAAGTCCGTATGATGCTGAAAACTCAGAATTCTACCAACCCATGCTTGATTTGAGTTGGTCCAAAAAAATGGCCAAGGAAATTGAGCAGCACACCCTTGAATTTGCCAATTATCTTGAGGGTGCAAATACTGAAGAATGGAAGCAAATGATAAAAGAGGGTTATTTTGAATGGATTAACACACCAAATTAAAACTAATCGAAGGACATAGAGACTAAACCAAAAAACAAAATAATGTGTAATTGTAAAAATGTAAACTTTGGAACCTATGGACAACCAAACCAAAACAGGAGCGTGGTGTGTACACCGCAAGGTAGAAGGCAAGAGATTGATAACTGTATCTTACCTGAACTTAAAACGCTATGGAAAGCCAGTATCAAAACGGTTGAGAGCTGTTGTGGTCATAATAAGCAAAACGGGTATATCGCTGTTGAAGATGAATTTATTGAACAGATGCAAGCTATGGGTTATGTTGAGGAAACACGCAAAGACTTGTTTTACCCCAAGTCTATACCAATAACTAATAAACAATTATGAAAACAAAAAAGGATTATGCTAAAATGATTGACAGTGCAATAAAACTTGTAAATGTCAAGGAAATAAGGATAAGAACTATTGAAAAAGGTTTGGAAGCCTACGCTCGGAACCACACTATTGATTTTGTAACAGATTTAGGACTTGACAAAACAGTAGCAGAAATAAAATACGCCAAATGGATTACAAACAAAGAACAATAAATATTTCGCGCAAAGTATCTAAAAACGGTACTGTTCGCAAAAAATTACTTAACTCTCCCTCCGGGGAATAAAACAAACAAAATGAAAACATTTATTTACTACAACAACGGAAATTTTGAGATGACCAATACCATGAATACTACGTTACTCCATATGGTTGAAATGGGAGTGATTAGAATTATTGTAGATATTGAGCAGAAGAAAGCATGGATCAGAAACGAAGAAGGTATTGCCAAAGATGTGAAAATTTAACCCCATGAAAACAGACTACATCCAATGGCTAATTGAACATGGAGCCGATCATCAGGTTAGGTATGATGATTACGAGAAAGATCAATTTACCGTCCGTGTTCAGCTAACCAAAAAGAGAGCTAAAAAACTCCTTGACCATTCGATTGTTGAAGTAAGATTTTTTATATAATGAAACCCTACACTAAAACTTAAGTGATGAAAACAGACAAAGAAATACTTGAGAAGCATCGGAAAAAGGATGATTCACTTCCTCACTGGATAACTATAAAACACGCCCTAAACGCAATAAAGGAAATCAAAATAGAACTTAGAAATGCTGTTGCTAACTACATAGGATCGGAAGGATGTTCTTGCTGTGAGAATATTGATGATCACAAAGAACATAAAGAGCACCTTGCAAAACTGCTCGATGTAGAACCTTATGAGGATAATTCAGGATACGATTTTTACAAATATATGACACCAAGAAATGAAGATTAATAAGTCATGAAAGCCTACACTCAACTTATCGAAAACAAGGTAATGGTATCAACATTGCCGAAGCCAAAGTTAAGCAACTATGCTGATGAACCTCACGAACTTAGCAGGCAGGCCATAAAGGAGTACGAATTTGATTTAGCAGTCTTTGAATCTTCCATTATAGGAGAGGTAGAGAATGTAGCTGAAATTGGGGGTACATGGTTATTAACCGATATAAGAACACATCCACAATGGACTGAATTAACTACTAACCAGCCCTGCGAAGTAGAAAAGAGCGGAGATAAGTGGAGAATAACTAAATTAATTTAATCTATAATAAAATGAAAACATTATTATTATTTTTAACCATTGCGCTTTTATTAGGGTGCTCAAAACAGGATCGTATAACAAGCCATGAGTGGACTGTGGCGGTTGAATATTTCAACGGAGACCGGGATACTGTATTTATTAAGCATGATGTAATGACCCACGGAGGGTGCGGGCTTTATCTACGTACAAGTAGTTCCAAAACTTTTGGAATGGCAGAAATTCCTGCATGCCTATGTGTTGCGGATGGATTTTACAAGCTGGATAAGGTTTGTAATGTCAGGCGTTATGATATTCTGATTCACGAAACGCGTTAATAGGGATAATCATTTACTAACACATACCCGGACACTCCACCCGGTTTTTTCATACCCTCCTGTTAAAAAATATCCCAAAATGTATTGACATTTGATATTATTGTTGTAAATTGTAGTGTTTAGATACAATGTGTATCATTTTAACGCAGCATGGCAGCTACACCGCAGAAATGTGACAATAATGAATTGCTTATAAGAGTAAACAATTATAGCTACCTCAAAAACAATTCATTCAAAAGTGAAAAGAAACTAAAAGAATTCATATTAAATCATATTGAAGATTTTACAAGGGACGTACTTGGCGATACTTATAAAAGCCATGAATCGGAATATGAATTTTATAAGCAACATTGGATGGGTTTAAGCCGAAGGGTTGACTTATTAATAGAAGGCGAAAATAATCTATTTATAGTTGAGCTTAAAAACCCAAGATATCATAGTGAAAACAGAGGAGCGATAGGGCAATTACTATGTTACGGACAGGAATTTCTTGACCCTAAAAAAAGACTTGTGTTAATAAGCACTAAATTTGATATACATACTGCAAGAGCAATTCAGTATTATAAGCTCCCGATAAGGTATATATATTTTGATATTAATAATTGTCTTGAGTTTATCGAACACCTAAAAAAATGAAGATAGGCAGGCCCCTAAAATATGAAACACCGGATGACTTGATTAAAGCCATAGATGAATACTTTGAGGGGACTAAGTTTGACGAGTGGACAGTCACCGGGCTCGCATTAGTTATAGGTAGCAAACAACTCTTCCAGGACTATCAAGGCAGAGAAGGATTCTCAGATATAGTTAAGCGAGCAAAATTAATGATTGAAAATAGTTACGAGGTAAGTTTGCGATCAAATAAAGGAACACCTACAGGCCCAATATTCGCATTAAAAAATCTTGGATGGACAGACAACCAACAAATAACGCATGATATTAACCATTCTGATATCTCTGATGATGAACTTATCAGCAGAATCAATAAGCTCGCTCAGTCAGGAAAAGAGGGCTGAGTTAATTAGCTTATCTGAGATAGCTAAGTACCGATGGTCTCTTCAGGCCAGGGATAAGCAGCGCCTTCCCGAAGGAGATTGGAATATTTGGATGATACAGGCAGGCAGGGGATTTGGAAAAACCAGGGCAGGAGTAGAGGCTGTCAGGGAGTGGAAAGAGAACAACCCGCTAATAGGATTCATTGGAGCAACGGCAGCAGATGTCAGGGATATAATGATCGAAGGAGAATCCGGCATACTTGCTAAATCACCACCCTGGGATAAACCTTTATATGAACCATCCAAAAGAAAACTCACATTTAATAACGGATCTGTATGTAAGTTATTCTCAGCAGAAGATCCAGACAGATTACGTGGGCCTCAATTCTACAAGTTATGGTGTGATGAATTAGCCTCATGGAGATACGATCAGGAAACCTGGGATATGGCACAAATGGCTCTCAGGTTAGGCGATCATCCACAAGTTATAATAACCACCACTCCCCGGCCAACGAAGCTCATACGTGAGTTAGTAAAGGCTCCGCATACCATTGTAACCAGAGGTACAACTTATGAGAATAGGAATAACCTTGCAGACAATTGGTTTGAGGCTATTATTAAAAAATACGATGGGACCAGAATAGGATGTCAGGAGCTTATGGCGGAAATCCTTGAGGATGTAGAAGGGGCATTATGGACCCGAAGGATGATCGATGCTAATAGGGTTAAGACTCACCCCGATCTCAAGAGGGTAGTTGTGGCAATAGACCCCGCAGTAACAGCCAATAAGGATAGTGATGAAACAGGAATAGTTGTCTGCGGTCTGGGTATTGATGAATTAGGCTATGTTCTTAATGATGCCTCAGGCATTTTCACACCTAATGAATGGGCAGGAAGGGCGATACATAATTACTACAAGTACGGAGCTGACAGGATCATAGCAGAGGTAAACAACGGAGGGGACCTGGTAGAAGTAAACATTAGGATAGTCGATAAGAAAGTATCCTACAAGAGTGTCCATGCCTCACGTGGCAAGATCATCCGTGCTGAGCCTGTGGCTGCATTATATGAGCAAGGCAGAATTAAGCACGTTGGAAACTTTCCTAAACTCGAAGATGAATTAACAACCTGGGACGGGGCTAATTCTTTTTCACCTGGCAGGCTTGATGCTCTTGTTTGGGCTTTCACTGAGTTGATGCTTGAGAAAAAAATTAATACAAATATCTGGACATGATATTCGATAGATTCATTCAGCGCGGCCCCTCACGGGCAGAGATAAAGCAACTCATTGACGAGGTGGACGAGCAGAACCAGCTCTACAAAGCGATGTATGAGCAGATGTTCCCCGGTCAATCTTTGAGGAAAGATTACAAAATGAAGGATTACATCAAGGATGGTTACGAAAAGAACGCCGATGTATTCTCTGTGATAGACCGATTATCTACGATGTTCGCGCAAGTTCCGATAAATGTTGTTATGGGTGACGATGAAGAGGTTGTATTGGAGGGTGATCTGGTAGAGAGAATGAAGCAGCCTAACAACTATCAGCTATGGCAGGAGTTCGCCAAATTATGGTACACTTTTTTCCTAACCACAGGCAATGCGATAACTTACGCCCCACGGATAGTAGGTGGAAACGACAAAGGTAAGCTGATGCCCGGAGGGATGTATCTCATGCCCACTCAGAATGTGGACATAAAGAGCGGAGGGTGGCGTGATCCAATCAAAGAATACACCCTGGACTTATCGGGAACTACTGAGAGAATACCTGCCGAGGATGTTATGCACGTTCGTATGCCTAACCTTCAGTACACCGATGGGGCTAATTTCATGGGTATGAGTCCATTAAAGGTTGCGGCCTTGATTATCGAAGCCGAGAACCAGGGATATCAGACTGTTGCCGACACGTTAGCCAGGGGTATCCCTCCGGGAATACTTACAAAGGTTGACGAGTCATACGATGAAGATCTGAGTAAAACTCAACAGAAAGAACTCGAAAGGACCTATAAGCAGAAGTACGGCAATCAGAAATACAAACGCAATGCCGGTGTCCCTGTACTCACAGTAGGTAATGTTAAGTGGGTAAAAATGGGCTTTGATAATTTCCGCGACCTTCAGATACTTGAAATGAACCAGCACGGTTTAAGGGTGTTGTGTAACGTCCTGGGCGTCCCCTCACAGGCGTTCAATGACGTATCGGGTACAACGTTCTCAAATATGAATGATGCCCGCAAAATGGTTTATACGAATAGGCTCATTCCTGACCTGGGGTTACTTATTGCTTATCTAAATGTTCAGGTCGCTCCGGCCTATGGTGAAGGGTTAAAAAGTAAAGCGGACTATTCTAATGTCCCCGAACTACAAGACGACAAACAGAAAGTAGCCACCTGGGCAAACATAGGAGTGGCAAATGGATCTGTCACCCGCAATGAGTTCCGTAAGCTGATAGGATTAGACCAGGTAGAGGACGAGGGTATGGACTCATTTATGGCTCCCTTTAATCTTGTTCCTGTTGGGGAGATAGGTATGGACGTGGAAATTGACTCAGAGAAGATTCTTAAAGACAACGATATTGATGATTACAAAAGATTGAAAGCGGTATGAACTGGCGAAGCATAGATAAACGCAAACGAATTTACGAACGGAAGTACACCGCTTCGTTCCAGCTTGCTTTAAAGTCACAGATAGCTCCGGTAATTGCTGCTCTAGCAAAGAAAAGACCCGAAGATATCACTGTAAAACTATCCGCTGAACCCATAAAAAAGGTTTTTGGAAAACTCTATCCTGACACGGGGGCCGGATTTGCTAGGGCCACACACCGCGAACTATCAGGTAAGGGACGCAAAGATGATCTAACGAGTACCTGGGAACAAGAAATGATGGCTTTTATGGATCAATATGCAGGGGTGAGAATAACAAGTATAACGGGAAGTTCTAAGGATATCGCCATGCGAATCTTAAAAGAACTCGCCGAGACTCAGATCATTCCTGAAGGGTTAAGTATAGAACAGACCACGCGGCTCCTGCAAAAAGAATTTAAGAAGGCTTATATCAAAACTACTCTGGCACGTGCGCGGACGATAGCTCAGACAGAAGTATTAACGGCCTCGAATAAGGGTTCCATTACAGGTGCTTTAGAGGCCGGAGCCAAAATAAAGGAATGGCAGACTAGCGGGATAGCATCCCCGGACGGAAAGGACAGACACATTTCCTATCCGGGATTACACGGACAAGTGCGCGCTATCGGTGAAAAGTACGACGTGGGGGGATACCCGGCTGACTACCCCGGTGACCCCACACTGCCAGCAGGCGAAGTAGTGAATTGTAAATGTGCAGAAATATATAAATGATATGTTAGTAAAAAATATCTCAGCAGAGGTTAAGGACTTGGACGAAAAAGGAATGGTCAAGTTCTACTTTTCAATCTTCGGGAATATTGACTCAGACGGGGACATCACCGAACCGGGAGCCTTTGCTAAGACCATAAGTGATTGGAAGAGTAGCAATAAGAAGCGTATCAGGCATTTTAAAAACCATCGCTGGGACCAAACACCTGGCGTACTTACCGATCTGCTAGAAGATGATAAGGGGGGAATTGCAGTATCTAAGTTAATCATGGGGACTCAATTAGGCAAAGAAACTTATGAAGAGTATAAAGCCGGTGCGATCACAGAGCATTCCTTTGGGTATGAAATCATCGAGTCAGAGTTTGAAGAGGTCGAAGGAGGAAAGGTTCAACACCTCAAACAACTTAAACTTGAAGAGGTATCAAGCCTTAACTCCTGGGGGGCTAATTCGATGACCGACACTCTTGATGTCAAGAATCTGAAAGAAGCCGACTTGGATCAGGTTATTGCTTTTCTCGATAAACTCGAAGCCCTCAAAAAAGGGGACTTCACAGACGCGTACTTTGAAAAACTTGAAATAAAAATAGCTGCCGTACAGAAGTACCTCGAATCACTCAGAGAGCCGCCAAAGCACTCCCTTGAGCCGGTTGAGTACATCCTGAAACACAGCAGAGTATTAACCAAAAAATAATAATAAAGTGGAAGAAAAAGATTTGAAAAAGCTAACCGATGCGATAGATCAAAAGATCGAGTCGGTTGAAAAGCTGGTTAACGATAAGGCGGGAGCCGAAGCGTTGACAAAGATGCAGACGGAGCTGTCTGAGAAAATCGAGGCTCTGTCTCTTGTGGATGATAAGCCCATTGCTGATTATATCAAAGAGGTGCAGGATCATGCCAACACCCTGGAAGAAAAGATCAAAGAGATCACCCAGAAGGGGCAGACGAAAGACCGCCACCCCGAAGAGCAGCTCGATGAGTTCCTCTCAGCAGACGACTGGAAGCACGCTGTAAAAGAACGCAAAGAAGGGGGTCGCCCTCATGTTAAAGTTCTGACAGTGGCCTCTGACCTTACAGCGGGAACCACAACCCCTGTAATCATGCCATCACGTGAGCCGGGAGTGGAGTTTGCACCGCGTGCCGATACCCCTATTTATAACCTTGTACAGAAGGGTACTACGAATTCAAACAAGGTATCATGGATTGAGAGGACGCTGGGCGATGAGACTCCTGGCGCAGCTGCCAAAGCTGAGTCAAGTGCATTTGGAGAGAGTGATGCTCTGTGGACAGAAGTAGAGGCCAACATCATCAAGCTCACCGACGCTTTCAGGGCTACGAATGAGATCCTTGAGGATACCGAGTTTGTCAGGAGCGAGATCATGGCAATGCTGAGCACCAATATCCCTCACCTCCGCGAGACGGAGATCCTGGCAGGGACGAATTCGGCTACTTCATTCAATGGTCTTTTGACTGCTGCAACTTCTTTCTCCCTACCAACGGGAGTGAATACTGTCACCGCCCCGAACAACATCGACGTGTTACGCGCCGCTGTTACTCAGTGTATGATTGGGTACAATGGTTCAAGTGCTTACACCAAAGGATATGTTCCCAATGCCATTGTTCTTAATCCTGTTGACGCTCACAACATCGGCTCGATTAAAGATGCCAATGAGAACTACGTCCTTCCGATGTACCTGAGTGCCAACGGTAAGGTTATCGACGGAATCCCCGTAATCGTATCTACGGATATGACAGTAGGTAGCTTCCTGGTAGCCGACGTTTCCGCAGCCAAGTACTACGTGAAGCGCGGTCTTCAGGTTAAGTTCTGGGATCAGTATGATACCGACCCGATGTATGACTATGTGTTGTTTACGGCTACTGAAAGGGGCTGCCTGAAGGTTTCCAATATCGCAGCTTACGGCCTTGTCACTGGAACATTTGCCGCCGGAATTGTTGCATTAACCGCTTAGAAAGGAGGATAGGATGAAAAGACTAATAACCTTCATCGTTTCCATGATCTTCACTCTTGGGCTTTTTGCTCAGGATTATACTCTATATCGCGTTTCTTCACCCACTCAGGTAGTCACAAATGATACCATCGAGGACACGGGGGCGGATACTGTTGATGTATTGCTGAAGATACCCCACTATGAACCGTGGGGACTTTCCGCGCAGGTTGTATGTACCAATGCAACCGAAACTACTGACATAGATGTTGATATTTATACATCTATTACCGGAGCTTCCTGGCATCTTGTGGATACCGAGGACAATGTGCTTACTACTAAGTCCGCAGAGTTTGAAGATGTGGATGGATATACAGGCCGATACTTCCGTATAATTTATATGGGAGGGTCAGGCTCTACACAGACGACAGATATTAATGCTTACGTTTATATATGGAAATTATGAAGAACCTATTAATAATTGTATTGCTGGCGGTAGCCGTTAGCTTGCAGGCTCAGGACTTCACTGTTTACACTGTAAACGGTTCAAACAATATCGTTGATCTTGTCGACGTAGATACTATCACGAACACGGCTTCAGACAATTCATCTACTGTTCTTTTGATGATCCCAGACCTCAAGGCTTGGGGTGTTAGTGTGCAGATCAATGCTGCTAACTTATCAGGGGCTACGGATTTGGATGTAATTTATGAGGCTTCACTTGACGGATCGACATGGTGGACTGTAAGTACAGACTCCATTGCTTCAGGGAATATGACTGAATTATATGACAACTTAACAGGCTGGCCGGGTAGATACCTACGTGTTAGCGCAACAGGTGTAGGTACACATTCCTCGACATGGGATGCTAACGCTTACTTCTTTAAGTTGCCCGATTAATCGAGGGGGGATATCCCCCTCTATGCCCTTTTAGCTCAGTTGGTAGAGCAGTTGATTTGTAATCAGCGGGTCGGGAGTTCGAATCTCTCATGGGGCTCAAAGTTTAATTAAAAACTATCAATATGAAAAAAATGACTCTTCCGATAGTAGTACTTGCTTTTGTATTACTCTCAACGACAAGCGTGAAGCAAGTTATGCTCACGAGTAATCTCACAGTTACCGAGAACCTTGTCTCTCCTGTAACAACATCCACATGGAATGTTAATGGTCTTGATGAATCACTCTTTTACGCTGACGGTGGAACACGGAACGATGTAGACAATGTCTTTGCCGACACCCTCCTTGCCGATGGAACCTTGGATCTTACCTCTCTGACGAACACCCTGGGTGAAGCTCTGGATCTTACCGGTGATGTTATCATGGCCATAAAGTTCTTTTTAGAAGACGATTCAGCAGCAACGTGCACAATTTCTCAGGGTGCATCTAATCCATATTTGCTTTTGGGGGCAACGTATTCATTCCAATTAAAGGCCAATCAGAGCCTTCTTTTTAAATGTGATACCGTGCTGCCTGTTGTTTCTGCAACAGCCAAGACTATTGATTATGATTCAAGCAATGACAGTACGGCACTTTCTATAATTCTCATTTCAGCAGACGGATACGAATAAAACCACAATTATGAAACTAACAGAAGTAACATTAAAAGACGGAAAGAAGATCAACATCCTTCCCGGAGAAGTTGAGGGATTGCGTAAGCTCGGTAAACTCAAAGAGGAAAAGAAGGTGAACGACACCAAAGAGGAAAAGAAGAAGCCTCAGACCAAAGAGAAGAAACCAAAGGAGGATCCGGTAAACGTAAAGCCACCTCTGAGTACGGCGCGTAACCTGAAAAATGTAAACAGTGGAGATTAAAGTCATAACCGATCTTAGTAGTGAGCCGGTAACTACGGCCATAGCCAAGAATTATGTTAAGGCTTCGTATGGTACGGATGCCGTTGAGGAGGCACTTATAGCTTCAATGGTAAAGGCTGCCCGCCAACTTATTGAAGAGGAGGCTGACCGATCCCTGGGAGAAAAGACTATCGATATATTCTTCCATGCCGATGAGATCCAGGCCAAAAGGGTACGCCTTCCGGCGGGTCCGCATGGTGATTTCACCCATGTAAAAAGTATTAACCAGGAGGGGACAGAGACAACCTTAACGCTGAACACTGACTATTATAAAAGAGGGTTACAGTTTAAAGAATTGGAGTTCCTATCAGCGAGTGTTAATCCGTGGAGTGAGGGTGATTCTGTGAGTGATGATTATGTTGTTCGGCTGGTGGCAGGGTACGGAATAAGCGAAACTACCGAAGATTTGCCGGAAGGATTCAAACAAGCTATTTTAAAACAAGTAGCCGAATGGTATGTCAACAGGGAGGATTACGTCCCTGTGCTTTCTTCAGGTGTGAAAAGAATACTTAAGCAATTGTCAGGGAATAGTTACTTATGATACCGATAAACAACAAACGCGGGGGGCGCAATTCAGCAGTCTTGGGAAGACTCAACCGGAAGGTTGCTGTCTATACGGTAACGGCTACCTCGGATTCTCAGGGTGGAGCAACCGAAGGCGGAACACTAACGCGCACGGTATGGGCAAATGTGGAACCCCTGACAGGAAACAGGGCAAAGGAGTATTCTCAGATAGTCTCAGGGAAGGGTTATAAGATAATCATCCAGAAGCCCTCGGACCTGACTGTCTCAGAAGCTAATTATTTGATTTACGATTCTCGGACAATGGCTATTCATTCAGTGATCTCACTTGATGAGGAGAATAGGTTTTTAGAAATAATTGCAGAACAAAAAGCATGAGTGACGGGGTAACTATAAAAATAGATGATGCGAGTATGCAGAGTACTGTCGAGAAGTTGGCTAAATACAACCGTAAGGTCGAGGCAGGGGTTATAAAAGCAGTACGGCGGTCAGCATTAAACATTCAGTCTGATGCGCGTATGCGCGTGCCTGTGGCCTCTAATAGATTACGCTCAAGTATTGCTACCAGATTTAACAGTAACCGCATGGGGGCTGTCGTAGAGTCAAATATTAAATATGCTCTATACGTGGAGCAGGGAAGAAAACCGGGGCGTATGCCACCGAGTTCAGCCCTTGAGGCGTGGGTACGCACAAAGATTTCAAGTAATGCCAAAGAGGTAAAGTCAATAGCTTTTCTTGTAGCCCGTAAGATAGGACTCGAAGGAACCAGGGCGCAGCCATTCATGTTACCGGCAGCGAAAAAAGAGAAGTGGAGATATTACCAAGCTATAAGAATGATACTTAAATACCATACATGATAGACCCGAGCAGTGAAATATTAACAGCTTTTTATACTGCCTTAAATGGCAACTTGTCGTATAGTGGCACTTCATGGGGGGTGTATACTTCGGTGCCAAAGAGTGACGCGGATAAGTTTGTCGTTTTAGAGGAGCTTTCAATAAGTGATGACATCACCAAAGATCACAACAAATGGGACTGCTCGCTAACTATCGAAGTCATAGGGTCAATTTCCATAGGTCAGGTTTCCATGAAGCCCGTAGATAGTATCACTTCACAGATCCTCAACCTATTGTTTAAGAAAAGTCTTTCGATGACTTCCTTCTCTATGACTGTACTTCCGTGGTTTGAAGACATATCTAAATATACCGATTTAGTGGGATCAGGGATACTCGCTCGCAAAAGCATAAGGTTAAGATTTGGAGTGCAAGAGAAATCTGTGTGATGAATTAACAATAATAAAATAGGAGAATGAAAAAACCCAAATACAAACTAAGCGTAATTATCTCAGCCCGCAATGAAGGACAGGAAGTTCTGAATACTCTGGCCTCTTTGTACGCTACTGATCCGCAAGGTGTTGAGGTTATTCTAGTCAATGACCACAGCGAGGACTGGCCTAAAGAGATACCAGAGTATAAAGGACTCAGGGTTCTCACCCTTGAGCTTCCTTACTATGGACTCTACGATGCTATCTATAAAGCCTCAGAGATTATGTTTTCGGATAAGCTGTTTTTCTGTAATGCCCGCTGCCGGTTTACGCCGGGATGGGAGCAAGCTTTTATTAAGGCCCTGGACGCTGAACCTCACAATCTGTTCTCTCCGACATGTGCAGTGCTTTCTTATGACAATGATAAGATCGAAGGAGCAGAGTTGAGATACGGAGCGAAGATCGACCTGTTCAATGATGAGAGGCAATTCAAGTACTATCAGCTCCGGGCTATCAAAAACAAAACTCATAAGCCCGTTGCATGGTTTGGGGGTATGGCAATGAATAGGGACTGGTTCCTGAAGTTAGGGGGATTCTATCCCCTGCAGACACGAGGAGCCATGAACGCGTACATATCATTTAAAGTATGGAAGGCCGGAGGAGAGGTGAAAGTCCTGGATACGGTGATAGGCAACATCTTCCGAGAAACAACTTCCTATCCCGTCACCGAAGCAGAACAGATTTATAATTACATGGTCCTGGCTTATGTCCTGCGGGGAACAGCGTTCATGGAGGAGATAGTACGGGGGCTCAAAGATAAGCGGGGCATCGGACTGGCAAAGCACGCCTTTCTTCACAAGATGGTAGAGATAAAGTTCGAACGCGAAAAACTTATAAAACTAAAGAAAAGAGATATTACTGATTTACTCACTTAATAATTGAAACGATGAGCGCAAAAGATGGTTACAGTGTTGTCTTAAAACTGGCAACTACCCTGGTAAATGGTACTACCAATCAAACGCTCGAAGAGGCGTGGGATGAGTTTGAGGTTACAACCAAGGATTCAGAACAGGCAAAAGAGTGGAAGACAGGCGAATACTCCGGGAGTGTCAACTTCGAGGGTGTGCTTGACGAAGCTGACGCTTACACTTATTCGGAGCTTCGTACGGCTGCCGCCCTGCGTGCTGCCATAGCTTTTATCTATGGAGATACCGCCGCGGGGAGTGTGATCTATTCAGGGAATTGCCTGATCACAAAACTTCAGCAGGGCGCACCAAAGAACGGGGCAATACCTTTTAGCTGTGTGCTGAGAATCACAGGTTTCCCGACTGAATCAACAGTGGCTGCATGATGAATAACATTGTTGAAATAACCATCGGTAAAAAGAAGCTGGGGTTTAAGTTCGGTATGCTTACTCTTCAGATGTTTTCTGATCATACGGGCGTGGAGTTTGGGGAGATAATTGATCACCTTGAGAGTAGACCCATAGATTCTATTGTCATTCTTTTCATGGCAGCGAATACTGTTTATTCTGAAGGCAAGAACGGGAGTGTTTCAAAGTTCATGGTGGATGATTGGATCAGTCAGATGAGCGATGAGGACTATCAGTCTATTATGGATTGTTGGTCCCGGACTATGGAGCAGATCATTACCAAGCTGAACGCGCCAGGGCCCGAGAAGGCAAAAAAAAAATAACCTGGAATGAGATCCTGGTTATCGCTTTAGGGGATATGGGGTTGAAGCGAGATGAGTTTTATGATTTAATGTTGTGCGATTTCCTGGTAA